GACCTTGATGAGACTCTTTCTCATTACGATCTGCGCTCAGAAATTAGTCGTAAAATCGGCTATGCTCTTGCAGAAAAGTATGACCGCTTGATCTTCCGTGCAGTCACTCGTGGTGCACGTGCTGCATCTCCTATTACTGCTGCTGGCTATGTTGAGCCCGGTGGTACTCAGGTTCGTGTTGGTACTACTACATCTGCATCTGATGCTTATTCTTCTACTGCTTTGGTAAATGCATTCTATGATGCAGCCGCTGCAATGGACGAAAAGGGAGTCAGCCAGGATGGACGTGTGGGCGTTCTCAACCCCCGTCAGTACTATGCACTGATCCAAGCCGTTGGTTCTAATGGTCTGATCAACCGCGACGTTCAAGGTTCCGCACTGCAAGGTGGCGACGGAATCGTGGAGATCGCAGGTATCAAGATCTACAAGTCCATGAATATTCCTTTCTTCTCTCAGTATGGTACTAAGTACGGTACTGGTTCTGCTACTAACCCTGGTATTACCGATCCTGGTAACACCGGTTCGTTCGTATCTGAAGCTGTTGAAGATGCTGCTAACGATGTTACCGGTATCAACAACGAGTACGGTGAAGAAACCGAATTTGCTAATAGCTGTGGTTTGATCTTCCAGCGTGAAGCTGCTGGTTGTGTCGAAGCGATTGCTCCTCAGGTTCAAGTAACCAGTGGTGACGTTTCTGTTATCTATCAGGGTGACGTGATCCTTGGCCGTTTGGCTATGGGTGCTGACTACCTGAATCCAGCTGCTGCTGTTGAACTGTTTGCCGGTACTGCTACCAAGCCTGCCGCATTCTAATTTATATTATATTGGGAGTCTCTTCGGAGGCTCCTTTTTTTTAATTCTTTATTGAGAATAATACTCATTATCAAACTATGCCTTTTCCTACTACTGGCTCCAACACTGAGCTACAAGCTGTTAATCAGATCCTGGCGTCAGTTGGTCAGGCTCCTGTTACCACGTTGACAACTGAAGAAACTCTTGTAATTAATGAAACCGCAAGGTTCACTGGTTCTATCTCTGGCACAACGCTAACCACTACTACTGCTAATATTCCTGTCGGAACTTATATCGGCGGTACTGGTGTGACTACTGGCACATCTATTGCTGTTGCTGGTGTCGAAGCTTCCCCTGCTACAGATCCTGTTACGTATGAATACACTGTTAACATTTCACAAACTGTTGCAGAACGTGCTCTTACTCAATCCAGCGTTACAAGTAGAGTTGAAAATCAAACCAACCCGGACGTTGCAATTGCACTCAACACCCTGAGGGAAGTCTCGCGTGAAGTACAATCAGAAGGCTGGTCCTTCAATAAAGAATTGGATTATCCAATTACACCTGATTCTAATAACGAAGTAAACATTGCTAATAATGTTCTTCAAATGGATCTGAATAGAACTTACACACAAAACATTGATAGGGAATCTATTAATCGTGGTGGTAAACTCTACGACAAAAAGAAACACTCTAACAAATGGACAGACGAAACACTTTATGTTGATATTACTTGGTACTTTGACTGGAAAGATATCCCTGATCCTATCCAAGCTTTCATTGTAGCACGTGCTGCTTCTATTGTATCTAGTCGTATTATTGGTGATGGTAATCAATACCAAATGCTACAACAGAAAGAAGCCTTTACTCGTGCTACAGCTATGGAGTATGAGTGTAATCAAGAAGACTTTAGTTTCTTTGGAGCACCTAAGAGTGGTAACTATTATCAGCCTTATCAACCGTTCCATACCTTACAACGCTAATGCCAGCAGTAACTCAACTAACACCTAATTTTCTAGGTGGTGTATCTACACAAAATGATGACAAAAAATTATTAAATCAATTAACTGAATGCGTTAACGGTTACCCTGACCCTACCTTTGGTCTACTAAAAAGACCTGGAATGCGTCACACTAATGTATTAAAAAAAGCTAATGGCACAGCATTTAGCAAGTCTGAATTAGCAGGTGCAGCTTGGTTTTATATTGACCGTGCTAGTGCTGGCTCTTATGTTGGTTGCATTAAAGGTACTGATATTTTTATCTGGACTGCTGCTGATGGCACGTTCTGTACTGTAACTAATACTGGTACTGCATATCTAACTGGTACTACACAGAACGATTACCATTTCCGTAGCATTCAAGACACTACCATTATTACTAACAAAACTGTTACCACTGCTATGCAAGCAGCTGGTACATTTGTTGCTAACTCTGAAGGTACTCTAAAGCTGTTGTCTGTTCAGAATGGTGATGTATACACAACAACTATTCAAGGGTTAGATGCAGTAGCTACTGCTCAATCTTCTGCTACGTTTGATACACTCCTTACCGGAACACATGCTACACATGATATACTTGGTTCTATTGTAACTTTAATTCAGGCGCAACATACTGCAGGTAATGCAGATTTTGCTGGTAAATGGTACTTAGAATCCTATAGTAATAGCCTTGTAATTAAACGTACAAATGAAGCTAATGGTGTAGTAACAAATTACAGTACTCCTGGTGGTACTGCTGTAGCTTTTACTCTTAGTGCTAAAGGTGGTAATACTAATAATGCGTTAGAATCATTTCAAGATGAAGTAGTAGATGTAAGTAAATTATCTCTACAATCATATGATGGTCATCATATTAAAATACTTAACAGTGACCAACCTGAAGATGATTATTACGTAGAGTTTTCTGCTTACAATAATACTAGAGGAGATGGTTATTGGAAAGAAACAGTAGCACGTAATGCTTCACCTGGTTTAAATAACACAACGATGCCACATGAGTTGGCTAACACTGGTGCTACTGCATTTACATTCGGACCTATTTCTTATAAGGGTAGGTTGACTGGTGATGATTTAACTAGCCCTGTACCATCTTTTATTGGTACAAAGATTAGCTCCACTTTTTTTTACAGCAACCGTTTTGGTGTGTTGTCTGGAGACAATGTAATCCTTGGTGTTGCTAATGACTCTTATAATTTTTTTGTTAAGTCAGCACTAACACAGATTGATTCTGATCCAATTGATCTTAATGTGTCTAGCGTAAGACCTGTTACATTGTCTGAAGTATTACCTTCTCCACAAGGTCTTATTTTATTTAGTGAAAGACAGCAGTTTCAACTATATGCGACTGATGCTAGTATTTTAACTCCTACTTCCGCTGTGATTCGTGCGCTATCTAACTATGAGATGGCTACTGATATTGCACCAGCAGACATTGGTACTACATCAGCTTTTATTAGTAGAGTGCCAGGTTACAGTAAACTCTTTACTATGGCTCTACGTGATGTAGAACAAAGTCCTATTGTTATAGATATTAGTAAAGCAGTGTTGGAATGGATTCCAGATACTGTAGATGGTTTATCTACAAGCCCACCTAACTCTGTAGTTATGTTGGTCGATAGAGATACATCTTACCTATACCTTTATCGTTATTATAATAATGGTAAGGAAGATTTATTTCAAGCTTGGACTAAATGGGAACTACCTACTACTGTACAAGCAGCTAAAATTATTAATGATACTATATTGATTGTAGGACAGCATGAGGATGAATATACTATCGGTACTGTAGTGCTCGATGAGATCCCCTCAGGCAACGTTGTTACAACATCAAATGGAATCGTAGGTAACGCACCTTTAGACTTCGCTACGAGGCCCGTAAAGCCCGCTGTGAGTGTTGATGCTGTTGTCTATGATGTGACAAACGACATCACTAAGGTCTACGTACCTTATACACCTATTGCAGATAAAGAAGCTGCTATGCTTCTTGCTGTTCCTACAGCAGATGTAGGTACTTCAGCAGTAATAGACTCTGATCAAGGTTACTATGCTACTGCTACTGAACGTACAGAGATTGGCACAGGTTACCGTTACTTTGAAGTAAAAGGTGACTTCTCTGGTTATGCAGATGGTATTGTCGTAGGTTATAACTATGACCTAGAAGTGATACTACCTAAATTTTACTTTAGACGTGATCCAGACACTACTGATTATACTGCTACTTTAACTATTTCTAGAGTTAAATTTTCTATTGGTAGGACTGGTGCTATTACATTTAAAATAAAAGCAACAGGTTCTAATGAATGGAAAGACGTACAACATACAGCAGAAGCTGATTATTATGCTGGCGATACAAATCCTGTAGTATCTGAACGTGTCTTCACTATTCCTGTACATCAACGTAATACTAATTTTGAACTTAAAGTGACAAGTAATTTTCCATACCCTGTATCGTTGGTATCAATGATGTGGGAAGGCAACTATTCCCCACGTTTCTATAAGAGG